CGTCGTACATCCGCCAGTGGAAGCGGCTCGCGCAGGCGTGGGGTGACGCCACGGTGGAGGTCCGAGAGTTCCCCATCGACCTTGACGAAGCGCTCAAACGTAACGCTGAGCGTGACAAAAAAGTGGATGAGAGCGTCATTCGGGACATGGCGAGGAAATACCTCCCGAAGGGCGAGTTCCTGCCCGTATCCACCATTGAGGATGAGGGCCATGGGGGCGAGAAGTACGTCCCAGACCGCAAGAATCCGCGCGCTGTCATCGTGGACATTGACGGGACCGTGGCCCTGCGCTGGGAGGGTCGGGGTATCTACGACGCATCCAAGGCGCACATGGACCACCCGAACGCTCCGGTCATTCAGGCTGTGTGGAGCGCTGTGGAGTCTGGGGCCAAGTTGGTGTTCTGCTCGGGCCGTGACGAGTCCTGTCGTGAAGTGACCGAGGACTGGCTGCGCAAGCACGTATGGAGCAACTTCGAGTTGTACATGCGCCCCGGGGGCGACCGTCGTAAGGATGCCATCGTCAAGCGGGAACTGTTCGACAAGCACATCCGCGACAGGTTCAACGTGCTGTACGTGCTGGATGACCGGAATCAGGTGGTCGAAATGTGGCGGGACCTCGGCCTGACCTGTTTGCAGGTCGCGGAAGGAAACTTTTAGTGGTTGACGGAGACTTCGACCGGGACCGCCTCTCGCGGACGACCCCCGCAATTAACCGACTCTTGGCGCCGTGCGTCGAGGATGAGAACGGGTGCTGGGTGCGCCACGTGGCCCGGAGCCCGAAGGGCTATACGCGGCTTCGCGTGAACGGTCGCAAAGTTGCGGCCCACCGCTTCGCGTGGGAGTTCTTCCGCGGGGAAATCCCCGATGGGCTGACATTCGACCACCTATGCAAGAACCCACCCTGCGTGAATCCATGGCACGGAGAACTCGTGACAGCGCTTGTTAATTCGCTGCGCTCGGGTGGGACGGGTGCCGCAAATCGCGTCAAGACACATTGCCCGCAGGGGCATCCACTCAGCGGCGAGAATCTCCGCTATTCATCGCGGGGCCGTGGCCGAGTCTGCCGAATCTGTCGGGCCGAAAGCGACAAGCGATACCGGGAGCGACAGAAGGTGGCGGCATGACGGACGGGGATTTCAAAAGGGATAGGTGGGGCAGGCCGCTCATCACGCCCCCCGGCGAGGATAAGCCCATCCCGTATATCCGCGTCAGCAAGTTGGCCGGTGTCACTGACGACACCTACAACCTGATGCTGTGGTACCAGCGCACCACCGCGCTCGGGCTCGTCTACGACCCGAACCTGTTCGCTGAGGTCGGGTCCATCATCGGTGGGTTTGACGACCCGCTCAACGACCCCATCGCCAAGAAGCAGATGAAGCGCATCTGTGCCGCCGCGCACATCGCGGGCGGCGGTGAGTACGCATCCAAGCGTGGCAGCCACCTACACCGACTCACCGAGTATGCAGACCGCGGCGAGGACCTGCCCGACTTCACACTGGCCGACGACGGCGAACCGATGGACACCACCCCCGAAGATCGGGAAACGGTGGTCGCATACCGCGAGGCGCTGGCTGCCGCTGGCATCACGCCCGTCTGGATCGAGTTGCCGGTAGTCAACGACCGTTGGCACGCGGCGGGAACACTCGACCGCGTATTCCTCATGCCGGACGGGGCGGCGCGGGTGGCCGACTACAAGACGGGCGCCCATGACGACAAGTACCCGTCCAAGGTCTGCTGTCAGGTGCGCACCTACTCGACGGCACACCGCTACGACCATGAGACACAGGAGCGGTTGCCGATCCACCCGAACCTCGACCCGAGCCGTGGGTTGCTGATCCACCAGCCGGACCGGGGCGATGGGACCTGCACGCTGTACGACCTGAATCTGGAAGCGGCTGACCCCATCATCGACGCTGCCATTGCTGCGCTTGCGGCTCGCAAGATCGGGCCGAAGGCCCTCATGGCACCGCACGAGACGGTTCCCGCGCGAGGTAATTGCGTTCCGGCTTGAGCAAATGTAACATGATAACTAACAGGGCTAACCAAACAAGGAGTACGAGTGTCTGACCACGGAATCAACGTCACCTACAAGGCTGGCAGCGGTTACGACGACTTCTGGATCACGGTCGGCGCAGACGACCCGAATACATGGGCCGCGCGCAACGATGCGGTTTGCGTCGCCATTGCGGACGCCGCGGCCAACACCGCCGCGATGATCCGCGCCGCCAACGCCGTCGCCAAGGAACTCCCCGGCGCAGTCACCGTCTCCCACCAGCAGCCCGCAGCCGCGCTTCCCCCGGCTACGGTCAGCGCGAGCGGCGTGGCCGCTCCCGCGCCCGGAGCGCTGGCACCCAGCGCGCCGTCCACCCCGACGCAGGTAGTGGCGTCGGAAGCCCCTGCCCAGTCTGCGGCGCCCGCGTCCCCGCCGCAGGCTGTGGCGGGTGGCGAACTCCCCGCCAACGTCCGCATCTGGCAGGGACCCAACCCGGAGAAGCCCCAGTACACGGAGTTGTTCATCGACTACCCGTACAACCAAGCCTTCTCCAACGCCCTCAAGGCGGGCATGGAGGCGGCGGGCCAGAAGTTGTTCTGGAACAAGACCGCCAAGGCCCGCGTCACCAACCCGCGCAACGAGAGCCTGTTGCGTTCGCTGGTGGCCCAGAACAGCGCCCTGCTCGGGGCCTGAGTTGGACTTGATGGAGCAGGAGCGGAGCGGGGACGCGCCGGGGGCGTCCCCCTCCCCGGAGCCCGCGGCGGACGTGCCGTCCGCGGCTGACGTTCACGAATTGGTCGGTCCCGTGCCGATCACATGTGAAGTGAACGCGGTCCGCCCGTGCACCAAGCGCAGCCCGAAGCCTGCGGACTACATCATCGTCTGGGCTGAGTGCAACTGCGACCCGTGCGGCAAGGACCTTGAGGGCACGACGGCGAACTGCAAGTGGGACATGCATTCGTTCTTGGAGACGATTCGGGAGGCCGACTACCTCCAATGCCCTGAGTGCGAGTTCCTGTTCAAGCCGCCGCGCACGATGATTAAGCGGCTGGTGATGCTGTGCGCCGAGCCGGTCTTTGGTATTCAGGTTGGTCCAGCGGTCCTCAAGACACACCCGGAGTCGAAGTGCGCGGGGCGCGCTTGCGTCATTCACAACCCGTCCGACCACAAGATGCGGGACTTCCCGCTGAACTGGCGCAGCGACACCTACCTCATGGAACGGACCTGCCCGCACGGCGTCGGCCACCCCGACCCGGACGACTTGGCGTACCACCTGAGCAACGGTGAGGACTGGAAGGCCGTCCATGGCTGCGATGGGTGCTGCCGATGAGGACCCTCGCCAGTGCGGTGCGTCAGCCGATGCCGACGCTCACCCCACTCCCATGGAACTTCCCGCAGTTGGAAGCGGCGGGCATCAGGCCCCGCCGCGGCACCATCACCATGATCGCTGCCACGCCCGCTGCCGGTAAGACGTTCATCGCCACCAAGTTGGTCCAGCGGATCGCAGAGCCGACCCTGTTCTTCTCCGCCGACACCGACGAGGCCACCATGCTGGTCCGCGCCGCGGCCATGGTGACAGGCGACCGGCAGAGCGACGTTGGCTCGGCCCTACTGGAAGACGGGGCGGACCACTACGCGGCCCACTTGGCGAGTGCCTTCAAGGACGCACGCTTCGTCTTTGAGACCGACCCGACATACGAGGACCTTGAACTGGAAACGGCGGCGATGACCGAGGTTTACGGGGCCTGCCCCGGCGTCATTGTCATCGACAATTTGATGAACCTCGTGGGCGAGAACGAGAACGAATGGGCCTCCATGCGGGACTCCGCGAAGGCAATCAAGCGGCTCGTCCGCATCACCGGGGCGTCAGTGTTCGTGCTGCACCACATGAGCGAAAACAATTCGCGCCCCAACTACCCGTCACCACGGCGTGACATTCAGGGCAAGGTTTCGCAGTTGCCCGAACTGATTATCAGTCTTGCCGCGAGCGAGAACGGTGACTGCCTGCGGGCGTGCGCCGTCAAGAACCGCTTCGGCATTGGCGATCCCACCGGGAACGCCTTCGTGGAGATTCCGTGCGACCTCGACACCGGGAGTTTCTACGCCAACCGAGGAATGAAGGAAGCGGGCATACGTCTGTGAGCACTCCGAACTACCTCCGCGTCTACGTCAACGGCACGCTCCTTTCGAACAGGAAGGTGGTTGAGGTCCGCAGCGAGGGGGATTGGGTCGATGAGGTTTACATCGACGCCCCGGATTTTGAACTGGTGAAGAAGGAGAAGGTATGAGGCGCCGTTGGATGCTCGCCCCCGGACCAACCGCGACATTCGCGGAGTTCTACTGGCTCAAGTCGAACGCCCTGCGCCACGCGCAGGCCGAGTCGCTGGGTATCGCAGGGCTCCATCGGGTGTTCGACACCCGCAAGGGCGTCGAGGTTGCCCGCTTTCAGGGCGGGCGTGAGCGGTGAGCGCGGCGAACAAGGCACGCGGGAGTCTCTTTGAGCGCGACCTTCTGAACTACCTGCGAAACGAGGGCTACGACGCTGAGCGCCTACGCCTCGCAGGCACCCGCGACGAGGGCGACCTTGTGCTCAAGATGGGTGGCCTGCCATTCATCATCGAGGCCAAGAACGAGAAGAAGATGGACCTGTCCGGGTACGTGCGCGAGGCCGAAGTTGAGGCCCGCAACTACTCGTTGGCTCGGTCCCTCGGCCCTCCGGGCGCGAACTTCGCCGCCGTCGTGAAGCGCCGCGGCAAGGGCATCGGTGAGGCGTATGTGGTGGTGCCGCTGCATGAGTGGCTGCGCCACATCGACCAAGCGCCGTTCTAGCGCTTGCAATGTAACACGCTACCGAAATAATCCAAGGAGAAGCATGAACATAGCCGATGTGCTGAACAGGGCTGCCGACCATATGGAAGAAGTGGGCTTCCATAAGGGCGACTACTTCAAGAAGGGTCCCCTCTACCATCACGAAGACGCACTCGTGGATAAGAGCAAGACCGAGGCATTCGACCGCCCCTGTTGCACGCTCGGGGCGCTCTACTTCGCCGCCAGCGACCTTGACGAGTTCCACGCCGCCAAGGGCGTGGTCGAGGAAGTCATCCGAGGGCGCGACGTACCTCACTGGAACGACATGAAGTCCCGGCGCAAGGAGCAGGTCGTCAGGACCCTCCGTGCCGCCGCAGAGCGCGCCTCCAAGGTTGTCGTCTGACATGAGCCTTGTAATCGCGGTACTCATCGTGGTGGCGTTCGCCATCATCATCAATGACAAGGGGACCCCTCGGTGGTGATCGAGTTCAAGCCGTGGCCGAAGATTGCCCGACTCAACCGGGACATCGTCATCACGGAGAAGATCGACGGCACGAACGCAGCGATTATCATCGAGCCGACGACCGACCCACGGCTTCCTGATGAGAATGCCTTTGTCGTCAACGACGGCGAGCACTGGTGGAAGGTGGGCGCTCAGTCGCGCACTCGCCTGATCACGCCAAGGAGCGACAACTTCGGTTTCGCTCGCTGGGTCTATGACAACGCACCAGCCCTAGCCGATCTACTCGGCCCCGGATACCACTTTGGCGAGTGGTGGGGCGCTGGTATCCAGCGCCGCTACGGGCTGGACCACAAGCGATTCTCGCTGTTCAACACTCACCGCTGGGGCTTCGCGGACTTGGCGGCTGTCCCACAACTGGATGTTGTGCCGATTCTGTACTCGGGACCGTTCTCTGACTTCTGGATCGAGCGCTCCCTCGACGCTCTGCGCAACGAGGGATCGCTCGCCGCGCCCGCATTCAAGGACCCCGAGGGCATCGTGATCCACCATCACGCTGCCAACCAGATGTTCAAGGTCACCCTCGTGGGCGACGAGGCCCCGAAGGGGGCCGCGGCGTGAGGATCAAGCCGACCCATCTACGCGAGTGCGCCAAGGTCCTCCAAGAGGGCGACTTCGCCAACGCCGAGGAAGCCGCCAAGGCGGTCGTCCAGACCATTGACAGGATGCGGGCCGAGGACAACACCTTCGCCGTCGTGCGTCAGTACAACTCGCCCGTGTCTGGCCCCCTCTACATGGGCTACGGCCCATACCCAACATTCAACGCAGCACAGAAGGCCATCGAGACAGGCCGCGTCGGGCTGCCGGGATTCGGTGCGGTGGCCGTGGTCCCCATGAAGTCGTCCGAGTCGGTCGATGCAAAGTTCGACAGCCTCGATTCGCTTGGCGATCACATCGGAGGCGCCCACTGGGCGCGAGTGCGGGAGAAGGTCGGCGTGTGAGGATCGCCGCAACCGGCAACGGGATGAAATCCCACGACACCTACGACACGTTCCTTGAAGTCACGGGCGGCATTGGCAACACCATCGACCACGAGGTTCACCTGTCGTTGGCGTCCAACGATGGCGAGTTCGCGCAGGGCTGGTTCAAGGTTTCCGACCTGCTCAACGCTATTGCTTACGCCCTGCGGGACGGCTCTGCGTGAGTCGCTACCCAGACCCGCCAGACATTGCCGAAGTCTACGAGCACATCGGCGGGACAACCACCCTGAAACACAGGGACGGATGGCAGAACGTCAGGTGTCCGATTCATGAGGACTCGCACCCATCCGCCTCACTGAGTATCGGAGAGAACAAGTTCAAGTGCTTTACGTGCGGCGCTTGGGGGTCCGCTTGGGACCTGCTGCGACTGCACTACAACATCAGTTTCATGGAGGCGGTTCGTTTTGCTAGAGAGCATGATCTTGTCGCCTCGACAACAACAAATGCTGGACGAAGCGACGGACTTTTACGCCGCTCAAGCACTTCCGGTGGAGTATCTGGAAAGTCGCGGAATCACGGCAGCAGCGGCGGCTTCAAGCCGCCTTGGTTGCGCGTCGGAGGTCCTTCCGGGCCATGAGAACTTCCGCGACATGCTCGTCATTCCGTATCTGGTCAACGGGCACACCGTCAGCCTCAAGTTCCGGCGTCCACCGGGCGCCGAGGGACCCAAGTACATGGGTCTACCCGGACAGCACCCCCGCCTCTACGGGGTGGACGTGCTCCGACAGGGGGCACCGACCGTGGCGATAGTGGAAGGCGAACTGGATGCCGTCTTGATGACGCATGTGATCGGCGTCCCAGCGGTGGGCGTCCCCGGTGCGAACGTGTGGATGAAACACCACCCGCGCTGCTTCGCGGACGTGGAGCGTCTGCTCGTGGTGTGCGACAACGACGTGTCCACGGACGGCAATCCGGGTCAGCAGTTGGCGAAGAAGATCGTCAAGGACATCCGGGGCGCGACTCTGATCGCGCCACCAGAGGGCGACGTGACTGACTGGTATCTGGCCGAAGGGCGCAACGCGATCCGCAAGGCGCTTGGCGTTGAGGGGAATGTCACATGCTAACCATCGCCGTGTGGTGGACGCGCATCCTGCACCAACTCCGCGACGTTGAGTTGGCGGTCCAGCAGACCGCCCGCCATGACCCGAGCGTCGGAATCCATGAGGTCGCGGAGCGCGTGGCAATCCTGCGCGCCTTGATCGAAAAAGCCGTCACCGAGACAACCAAGTAGGGCCTGAGGAGACAGGACGAACATGACCAAGACATACGTGGCGATCAGCGACATGCAGATTCCGTACCACGACCCGAAGGCCGTACAGGCCGTCGTGGACTTCATTGCGAAGGAGAAACCCGATGGCCTGCTCTGTGTGGGGGACGAACTTGACGCTCCGCAGCCTTCCCGGTGGGAGAGGGGCATGGCTGGTGAGTACGCCGACACGCTTCTTCGTGATATCGACCAGTGCGCCCGCATCATGGCGGAGTTTCGCGCGGCTCTGGGTCGGAACAAGCCGTTCCATGTCGTTCGGTCCAATCACGGTGACCGTATTGCCACGTACGTCGGCAAGTACGCCCCGGCGCTAGCGCCCTTCATCAAGACCAAGGGGCTTCTCGATATCCCCTCGCTTCTGAGGTACGACGACATTGGCGTCACCTATCACCGCAGACCGTACGAGTTCGCCCGCGGCTGGATGCTCGCCCATGGCGACGAGGGCTCCATGTCCCGCATTGCGGGCTGCACCGCCAAGAACCTTGGCGTGGTCTGGGGCAAGTCGGTGGTGTGTGGTCACACACACCGTGCCGGGATCGTCCCTCACACCATCGGCCTCGCCGGTTCCACCAGAACCATCTACGGCGTCGAGGTCGGGAACTTGATGGACATGAAGAAGGCCGACTACTTGAAGGCTTCGACTGCGAACTGGCAGCAGGCGTTCGGTGTCATCCGCATTGACGAGAAGGACTGGCGCAAGTCGAGCGCTGACCTTCGCTACATCGTGAAAGGTCAGGTCGCCGGTGTTTAGCCCAGCGCTCCCCCCGCGCTTTTGGAGCAAGGTGAATCTATTCGGCCCGAATGGGTGCTGGCTCTGGCTCGGCACCCCAACCGCGCATGGATACGCGCGGTTCTACGACAGCCGCACCGCGGCACCGGGACACCGGCTGGCCTACGAGGAAATGGTCGCACCAATTCCCGATGGGATGGTTCTGGACCACCTATGCCGAACGCGGCATTGCGTCAACCCGGCCCACTTGGAGCCGGTGACGCCCGGAGAGAACACCCTGCGGGGCGAGAGCCCCGCCGCGAAGGCGGCTCGCCGTGCGACATGCAAGTGGGGGCACCCCTACGACGAGGCGAACACCTACATCTACAAGGGGCGGCGCTGCTGCCGCGAGTGCAACCGACTTGCAGCACGACGAGCGAAGGAGCGGGTGTCGGCATGAGGGAAAAACTGCTGGAAATCATCCACGGCGTCAGCGGCGGGGCCTTCACCCGTCCCGCGCACAAGACGCTGGACATGGTTCTCGATGTGGTTCAGCGGGAACTTGAGCGGGTCTGGGATGAGGGCTACCACGCCCACGTCCACGACCTCAACCCGTACCGCGGTGAGGGTGGTGGAGCATGACCGAGGATGTTGGGCGCGATAAGGCGCTCATCCACCTGCGCACGAGTGGCCTTTGGAAGGTCATCGAGGATGAGGTTGAAGCCGCGTCCGCTCGTGCGGGACGCCGCTTCGCTGGCTTCGTCACAGCCGACGACGTGAAGCAAGTCCTGTGGGAGTGGGTCCTCGCAGCCCCGAAGAAGATCGCCCGCTGGCATGACGAGAAGGACAACGAGGGCTTCCTCCACATCCTCGGCGCCGTCCTGTACGACGAGGCGAACTACTTTGGCCGCAAAGCAAGAGCCGACCAACTGGGCTATCGGCTAGGGGATGAGTTCTACTACACGAAGGGGATGCTGCGGTCCCTGCTGCCATCCGTGTACAACAAGTCCGAGTGGTCCGACCCACCCAAGTGGGCCAAGTCGGAGTCCAGTGGTCGCAGCGGCAAGGCCCTCAACGAGGGCGGCGGCTGGATGGCAACCATGGCCGACATTTCCCGAGCCCTGTCCCGTATCCCGAAGGCCGATCAGCGCGTCCTCTTTGAGCGGTACGCGCTCGGCGTGAAGTTTGCCGCTCAGGCTGCCGACGACGGGGTGAGCGTGTCTGCCCAGCATGGCCGCGACGAGGCCGCTTTGAAGCGGCTGTTCTACGAACTGGGTGGCCCGAAGTGGCTGACCGAGGACCCGAGCGACCGGGAGCCGGACGAACCGGGCCGCTGGCCCGCCGGTCGTAGGGCCATGTCGAACGCGGAGGCGCGTTACGTGACGGCCAAGGAAATGGATTTCGAGAAGCGCGGACAGAGGGAGTTCTGAGGATGGAAACGACAGACGCGCGCAAGCGCCGAGAGGAAGAAGCGGCGCGCGAGTTGGCGACCGCCCTGCGGGCGGTGCCGGTCACCAACGACAACCCGCTAGAGGGGTTGCCCGTCCGCGATGCGGACGACTGGCACGGCTTCCACGGCGCAAGGTGCGACTGCAAGGACGACACCGACTACGACGACGGGTACTACTCGTATGACGCGGTGGAGAGGCCCGAGCACTACACCCACAGCCGGGTCGAAGTGTGGGATGCCATCGACGCATGGGGCCTCGGCTACCGCCTAGGCAACGTCGTCAAGTACGTGGCACGGGCAGACCGCAAGGGCAACGCCCTTGAGGACCTGCGCAAGGCGCGTGCCTACCTTGATCGGGAGATTGCAACACGGCAACAAGATGCGAGGGACTGGTGAGTGCCGTGCGACGAGGCGAAGTCACCCTGACAACTGACGGCAAGGAATCCCTGCGCGAGTTGTACGAGCGCATGGAGAGGACCGCCCACGCCTACGGGCGGATCAAGGGTTGGCCGGTGTGCGAAATGGATGCCGTGAAGATCAGCCCGGCCCGCTGGGGCGGCTTCTTCAACGCCAGCGCTGGCGTCTCGCTGGCCGGTCCTGACATTGATGGGGAGAAGCCATGACCGACACCGACGACCTCGCGGCGCTGGTGGGACGCAAGCACCGTGGATGCGACGGATGCCCGTCCATGTGGGATGAAGGATGGGTTGATCTGATCATCCCGAACGCGGTGTGGGAACAGATTTCACCGCAAAGCAGAGACGGTGAAAGTGGCGGCTACCTCTGCGCCCACTGTCTGACAAGCCGGTTGACGAAGGCTGGGATTTCCGATGTGCCGGTTCGTGCCTATGGACGGCCTTTCTGGACGGGGACAGCGTGACTGACGAAATCGACCTCGCGGCGCTGGCACAAGCGGCCAAGGCGTACCCACTCGACTACGACGTGGACCTGAGCCACCCAGCGGTCAACGCCTTCATCGAGGCGTGTTCCCCTGACGCTGTTCTCGCTCTGATCCGCGAACGAGACGAAGCGCGGGCGCAGATCGCGCGGATGGGCAGGGTGTCGTCGTTCTGCGGTTTTGCGACTAGCGGAGACGCGCGGTGCCTCGGCGCCGAGGCCGAGGTCCGGCGACTGACCGAGGAACGGGACGACTGGGAAGCCAAGGCCCGAGCGCAAGGGGCGGCATACACCGAGGTCGAGTTGCTCGGTCATCAAGAGGCAGAGAGGCGTAAGGGAGCGGAGAAAGCACTTCAAGCCCTGCGCGACGGCATCACGGCGCTGGCCGACAGATGGGAAGCGTTGCCCCAGCCGCCGGATGAGGACTACGACGGCACAACCGAGGGACACATTGCCTACGGCGAATGGTCGGCCCTCCGGTTCGACGCACAGCGAGCCCTCCGCGCCCTCCTGACGCCGGACGGGGGCGACGCATGATCCTCTCCTGCGCCAAGCCCCAATGTCCCGAGCACAACCATTGCGCCTACCACGGCACAGAGGATGGACGGTGCCCTTGGTGCCACGTAGAATGGCAGTCGCTCATTGTCCGCGGCTCGCACACTTGCGAGCAGGCGAAGACGTGGCCGCAGCCAGAGCGCCAATGGCGCGTGAGAACAGCAGCAGCCTCACTCAGGAGCGCTGCTGAGCAGCCCAAAAAAGTGGATGTGACGGGCCACTGTCCGCATGTGGAGTCCGAGTCCCTACAGGCCTCGTAAACCCTCTCAGTACACCAATCCAGAAAGAGCGATTCCATGAGTGAAGATGCGAAGATCATCCAAATGCCCGCCCCCAAAGAAGTCATCAAGACGGCCCCGAACGGACAAGTTGAAGTGAACGACATTCCCAAGCCATCACCGCTGCCGACGCTGGCGCAGGAAGCCGAAGGCGCAGTCATCGAGGGCGACGCCCTCGTGGAGCGTCTGGCCGAAGGGCCAGTCACCATCAGCGCCGACGACCCCGAGGCCGAAGTGATCCGGGCACTCGTCTCCGTCACTCGCGCCTATGCGGAGTTGGCGACGATCAGCCTGCTGGACATTCGTGAGTATGCGAACGAGCGACTGGCTGCCATGGGCTAAGTCCAGAAACACAAAAAGAGGGCCTCCCCAAAACGGGGAGGCCCTTCTTGTTTGTTGCGGTCAGTCTTCGGCTTGTATTACCTTCCAGCCAATCGTCAGCCAGAAGAACGTGTAGCCGAGAAGCAGTCCGAGGATGAAACCGACTACAAGCAGCACGATCAGTACACGTTCTTGCGAGACACGTTCAGTACGGCCATCACCAGAACCAGCCACGCATTCGCGTACGCGGCGGTCAGCAGGCCGTAGATCACAGCCAGCGCGAGTGCAGCCTGAGCGATGGCATACAGGCGGTAACGCAGGTCTGGGTCATTGCGGAACCAGTCACGAGCGTCCTTGATGAACTTCTTGACGTATGCAATGGCAAGCCACACTTGGTCAACAGCGGTCATCTTGTCGTCTCATTTCTGTACAACACGGCAGCCCACAGGCGCCGCGTTTCCTCTTGTGACCACGCAAGGTGATCGTCGAACTTCTTCTCCATGGCCTCGTCGCGGTCCTTGGCCTTCTCAAACTCGTCCATTACGTGACGGGTGAACCCGTTCGACACCGGCAGCGTGTTAGCCACGGCCTGCTTCACGTCCTTGCGGACGAGCCCGATCAGGGCGACGATCACGCCACCGATAGTGGTGACGAGGGCGGCGATGATGACTTCCATCAAGTCACCTTTCTCAAGGTGACGACGATGAGCCCTCCGAATCCGTTGCCGCCCTTCATGGGCGTCTTGGACTGGAACCGAACATCTTCAATGGCGACAACTGCCGTCTCATCCAGCTCGAAATCCTGATACGTAATCGCGCCCGACGTGCGTTCCATTTCCTCAAGTTCAAACAGGCGATCCCGAGCCCAGCCCCGATAGCCGTGTTCAGTGTTGCCGACATGCTCAGTGTCGAAACACATGAGCGGAATCTGGATCAACCGCTGCCGAGTGGGCGCAGGAAGCGCCCGAATCTGATAGCCCAACAACGTCGGTGCCACATCGTCCTCGGACGTGATGGTGAACTCCAACCCGATGCAGTCGATGGGTTCGGCGAGGTTGAACGCAACCTCGTTCGAACCGAAATGTTGCGTACCGAGAGTCACCAGCGGGTGCGTGTCCCCGTCACGGTCCACCAACGCCACACCCACAGTTCCGGCTGCGCCCTGCACAAACACCGACAAGGTGCGGAAATCCTTCAACTCAAGGGTGCCGAAACGGTGGAAACCAGTGCGGATAGTCCCCGACGACGTGCCAAGTGTCTCGTCGGTCAGCCAGATGCCAGAGCCACGGAAGTAGGCGGTGCGACCGTCAGGCAGGACAAGAGAGCCGTGGCTGTCTGTGCCGGACGTGGCAGCCGTACGAATCTGAGCCCATGCCGGTTGCAGGTCTGACACCTGTTCCAGCAAGTCCAACTCGACCTGCGCGGTTTCGGTGGCCGTGGACGTGGTGACCAACACCCGCGAGCCCTTGAACGCCAGCCGCGTGCAGTATTGCCCGGACCATTCGTAGATCAGGTCACCCAGCAGGAGCCCGTTGTCACCGATGCGACCGACACGGACACCGGCAGACGAGGCGACCGTCAGGTAGCCAAGATAGGCGCCGATGGCGCCGATGGTTTCCTGTGCGCCAACACGCGCCACCGTCAGTGGCGCACCCACAACGGGCGTAGCCGCCGAGCCGTCAATGGACGCCGCGAAGATGGCGTCACCGACAGCAAGGAACACAGCCCCTTCCGATTCGGTCAACGACCAGCGAGCCGTAGCCGAATACGGCGCAGCCCACAGAATGTCGCCAGCGGCAGTAGTGCCACCAGCCGTAGACAAGGTGAACAGGTTGCCGTCAGAGTCGAGCGCCCACAGACGCGACTTCGCCCACCACACATACTGGAACGTCTTGCCGCCCGTGTGATGCGTCCACAACGTCGTGAACGAGCCACCCGGAGCGCACTTGTCGATCTTGCCCGCGTTCGTGGCGTACAAGTTCACGCCGTCAGACGTGATCGACGTGGTGACACCGCCAGCGGTGAGTGGCAGCGAAGCGGACGTGCCCGTGTAGGTGACCGTCTCTACCGCCCCGGTGGAGCGGCGTAGCGCGATCTTGCCGTCGAACAGCACAACGTCACGGGTGGCATTGCCGTAAATGTTGGACACCTTCGGCCGCACCGTCACCCGCCCAGGCGTCCACACGTCACACCCAACCGAACTCGTGAAACGGTTCAACACCGTCTCCCCGTCCGTCAACTCATAAAAGTTGACCCCGGCACCATGATGGAACGACAACTGTCCACGGGTCCAAAAGCCGACAAGAGACTGATCCCCCGGCTGAGAGGACTGGTCGATCTGCTGGCGACGGAACTCAGCCGTCTGACGCGCATACGGATGCTCGTCCTCGACCCACTTCTGGAACGGCAGCCCAGCAAGGGCGACCGTGTAGGCGGCGCTGGAAGGCTGATAGCGGGCCGACTGATTCGAGCCCAGCGCACTAATAGGCCCTTGGATCGGGCCGACAACTTCTTCGTCAACCACGGCTCACCCGTACAGTTCAACGACGATGACCCCGTTGGCACCAGCGCCACCAGCGGTAGCCGCCGCAACCGTAGTCGCACCACCACCACCACCACCGTAGTTGCCGCCCGCTTGCGTTGCGTTGCCGCCGTTGCCCATTCCACCGCCAGCGTTACCACCGATGCCCGTGTGCAGGGATGGGGCGATACGACCAGTACCGCCCGGCAGGAGGATATCGCCCGCCGTGCCCGCACCTGCGGTGCCCGCGTTGTACCAAAGGCTCGCCCGGCCACCACCACCACCACCAGTGGCGGAAGCGTGCGCGCCGAACGATGACGTGCCACCGGCTGAACCGTCGTTATCGCCAGCAGCGCCACCAGCGCCACCAGCGCCACGAGTCACAGTCTCGTTCGCGCCAAGCGAGGCAACCGCCTTGATGACCTCGGCGTAACCACCACCGCCACCCCCAGCCGCAGCAGAGCCACCACTGGCGGCAGTACCGCCGCCACCGCCGCCACCGCCGACAACCTTGACGCGGACGTACTTCAACCACGGGTAGGTGGCCTTCGTGAACGTGCCCGACGCCGTGAACACGACAACCTGCCGCAAGCCAAGCGGGGCAATCTCCTGTTGCACAAACGCCGTCGTTGCAATGGTCGTGTCGTTGTCGCCGGTCGTCGCCGTAGGTGCGGTCGGGTTGCCCGTGAGGGCTGGCGAGGCCAGCGGCGCTACACCCGTCAATGTGTTAGACGCAATATCTATCGTCTTATTGGTCAGCGTCTCAGTACCGGCCTGCGAAGCGAAATCACCATCCGACAAGGCCGCATTGAACTGAGCCTTCGTACCCGTCAACGTGTTGGACGACAGGTTCAACGTCTTATTCGTGAGCGTCTCCGCACCAGTCAACGATGCAAAGTCGTCACCGGAGAGCGCAGCGTTGAACTGTGCAAGCGTGCCCGTGAGTGTGTTCGACGCCAGCGAGAGCGTCTTGTTCGTCAGCGTTTGCGTCATCGTTGTGCCGACCACGGAACCCGAAGTCACACCATGCACGTTCGATACGGCAGCCTCATGGTCGCGGGACTCTTGAAAGTCCCGAGCCGAATGGTCATGCCTGACGACCGCACCAAGAAGGTGCGCGACGCCCGTGGTGCCATCCACGCCACGAGTCACCGTCAAGTTCGACCCCGCCGCCCCGGTAACCTCAACCAGTTCCATCGACGCCGTATCGGGGTCAATCACCAGCGTGTACGGGAACGTCAGCGGGAACCCGGAGGTCGAATCGACCGTGATGACGGTTGCAGACGATGTGACACCACCGGACATGGCGGTCGTTACGGCAACCGAAGAATACTGGCGAACCATCTAGAACCGCTTCCTGTGAATCGTGGCTGGATACAACTGGCGAAGGCGAGCGGCCTCAGCCAGCAACTCGCGCTGGAACTGCGCCTCAAGGTCGTTGGCGATCTTCGTGGCCGTGCCGTAGGGACGCTTGGAGTCGTACTCGTCAGCAGCGCCCGTGTTCGACACCAGCCGAGTCGGGTCCGCGAAGCGCACAAGGTGGGCGCAAGCGCCAAGCACAATCGCGTAGCGGGCGCTGTCTTGCAGGCCCGTCTCGGTGAACAGCGTCATGGCCGACGTGAGCGGCAGGCCGGAAGTCTTATACGTGACCTGCACGTCGCGGCCCGGATAGACGCCATCGAATGTGATCGTCTTGCCGGTCGGATACGCCGTCAGGTCGGCGTGGCCGTCGAACGAGTAGTTGCGCACGGGGAGCCACACACCAGAGGCGCCCAGTGTCTCGGCCTGAACGTCGAGGACGCCGACCGTGGTCGCGGGCAGGGCGTACGTCATCTTCACGCCCGTGGGCACGATGGTTGTCTTGGCCGTGCCCCAGATCGTCGGGAACGAGCGACGGATGGCTGTGTCCAGAGCGCGGTCTACCGACTTCTTCGGGAACAGCGGCTCAATGTTGATGCGCGCATTCAGCGCGTGCGAGGCGGCAGTCGTGCCGTCCCAGCCGCGCCCGTCAGGTGCGATCTGGGCAATGTTCGCGTTCCGGTCAAACGCCTTCACGAACAGTTGTTCGTCGTCAATCTCGATGACACCTTCACCGAAGGATGACGTGGCATCAACATTGAACGTCAAATCGTCGGTGTCGATGGCCGCGACGAGCCACCCGAAGCGGCCTTGAGAGATTCCGAAGTTGGTGAGGTTGCCAAGAACCTCGCCGCGAAGATCGGTGAGAGCGCTCATAGATCAGGCCTGAAAGGCCACTCCCGTCTTCTCGCTCGCCTGCACGGCGGCATCAACCAGATGCCGAGACGTGCCCTCTGGCTGGATGCCCTGCTTGCGGGCCGACTCATATGCCGAGAGGTCCTTGTCCCACTTGGCGCGGTGGACGACACCCTGCGGGTCGAGGACAGCGACGTTCTTAGAGCGAACGCATTCGCCCCAAGAGGCGTGGTCCTGCGTGGGGCATGAGGATGTGCAAGCCATGTGGCATCACTTTCAGGAGAGGTACGAGCCGAAGCCATCGGCGGTCAGGGCGGTCGCTACGGCGTCAGACACCGTGTAGACGTAGCCGCCGCGGAACCAGTCGGTTCCCTCGGTTCCGGCGCCGACCAGTTCGTCATGCGTGGGGGTTGGGACCTGCACATAGGTGCCGGACTGCTTGATGACCGAGATTCCGACCGGGATCGAGTAGCGCCCCCAGAACCAGTCCTGTGTGGACTGCAACTGCGTCGGCGGGTTGAAGGTCGCGCTCATGCCTTGTGACTGACGCGCAGGGCGAAGTACACGACCTCGGCGTAGCCGGACCCGTTGCTCTCGTTCGCCTGCGAGTAGCAGCCAGCCTTGAAGTAGGCGCCGTCGCAGACGCGGGCGATGGTGACGGCGTAGCCGTTCACGACCACGCGGATACCGTCAGCGGTGGCCGTGATCGTGTGGTCGATGCGGCTGCCCAGTCGGTAGCCAGAGAACAGCAAATGCCGCTTGGAGCCCTTGCCCTTGCCGAGCGACTCGGAGACGTACACCCTGTCGCCGCTGACGAGCAGCATCACCACGTCGTCCTTGGCGTCGTGAATCTGGGCGAAGACCAACTCGCGCTTGCCGTCTGGAAGTTGGGTGACGGCGCACGAGCCCGCGAGGGTGTGGGTGCCAGAGCGCGAGGACCACGCCGCCAGTTTCCCGGCGATCATTTCGCGCAGTTCGCTGCGGGGGTAGCCCGAGTTGGACGTGGTGGCGCCGTCTACCGGCGCGCGGAAGACGATGGCGCGGTCCCTCGGGTAGAAGTACGGCGCAAAAAACTTGGCCGGGAAATACTCGGTCGGCTTGCCAACCGGAAGGGTGATCTTCCATGGCGTCAGGTCAATGTCGTCCGCGGTGGGCGGCGGGGTCACGACCACTGGGTCGGCGGTGAGCCGCCGCAAAGTCTCCGGGCCAACGAACCCGTCAGCGTCGGTGCCCTTCCAGCCCTGCTTCCACTGGAAGCGCTGGACGCGGCTCTTGAGCGAGTCGAGGATGTGGGTGGACGGATGGCCGTGGGCGGTCAGGCGCCCTTCCAGCCAAGGGAACTGCGGGCCGGTCTTGCCGACCGCGAAGTCAGAGGCCGAGTAGGTCATGCGCTCCCGTCCTGTCGATTACCTGCGATGTGTCCAACTGCACGTCGGGGTTGAAGTTCGCACCGTGCAATCCGGTCCAGTGGTGGTGACCGAGAAGGGCCACGGAGACGGACAAAAAGATGGATGTGAGGAACTGTGGGAGGGTGCTCAAGGGATTTGCACCCGGACAGAGATTGGGCGGTGGTCAGACAGCCTTGGCGACGTGATGTGCAACTGCCCGCCAGTGATCCGCGCCTCGGAAGGCTTGGTGTAGATGCCGGACAGCCAGCCCTTGCCGGGGAACTCGTCCGAGCCCTCGTTGGCGATGGCCACTTGGTCCCGCTCGCTACGGAAGCCGAGCGCCCGAATCTCCTTGCGGGGGCTCCTGCTGTCCTTCGCCGTGTTCCAGTCGGCGCAGATGATCCGGGCGTCATCAACGTCCGCGATCAGCCGAGCGAACCTGCCGCCGAAGACCGTCCGATAGGACGGCACCAGCGCCGGGGCGTGCGACCCGATGACCGCCACCCGTTTGCCCGACTCGCGGTGCTGCAAGTGCAGGACGCCAGCGGCGCGGCCCTGAATGTTCAGCGGGTATTCCTTGAACGGCGGGTTGACCCCGGCCAGCAGGTCGTGGCGGTAGAACATGTCCGTGCCGACCGGCGACGAGACGTGCGCGTAGTTCGGGCCGAGCGCCGCCAGAATGTCGGCGGTCATGTAGGAGAAGTGCGTCTCCTGCGTCACCAGCACGTCGGGCGCCAGACCGCGCAACACGGTCCCGATGCCTTCCTTGCGGGGGGCCCACGGCGAGAAATACTTGGGGGAGGCGACGTTCCAGTTGACGATCTTGAGTTCGGTCGGCGTCCGGGGCTTGGCCTCTTTGAGGTAGATGCGAGCCCACTCGATGCCCTGCTGGACCGTGCGGCCCGACAGGGGGCGAGGTCCGTCGTCGCGGCCACCGCGACCGTTCGCGCCGAGGCCGTTGTAGCCAGCGTCAACCGCGGTGATCTGGTAGCGGGCGGGACCGTTGTGCGGGCACCCGCGAGCGACCGCGTGGGCGTGGTCGAGGTCGAACCCCTGCGACGTGCGCCGACGCCAGCCAGCGTCGTAGCCCATGTCGCGCCAGACGCGCAGTTGCGCGTCGGAATACTGCGCCGTGTCAACGGCGCCACCCGTGCGGTGTGTGCCAGCGGACGCGGACGCGCCGCCGATGATCTGGTACACGTCCAGCGAATGACGGATGAGGCCCTTGGCGAGCATCACCTTCTCCACCAGTGGCAGAGATTCGGCTAGACACTCACAGGCGGGCTTGCCACGGAATGACGGCAATGGGGAACCTTTCGGGCATGACGAGACACCCCGACCCCCCGCCTTGCGGCGGGGAGCCAGAGAACCCCGTCAGGGATTAGAGCCAGTCAGGCTCAGGCGACGAAGGACGATCCCGATTCGACGCGCACGAGTGCGGCCTCACGGAAACGCTTCCAGCCGAGGAAGCCGTACCAACCCAGCGGGTAGAAACGGTTCAACTTGTCCGGCACGACACCGACACGCGCACCCGGCTCAACGGCGACGGCCTCAGCCAGCGCCTCCTTACCGAGGAACAGCGAGCGGTAGACGTTCGCGCCAGCAGCACCATCAGCAGCGACCTTCATGCGAGCGGACTCGATGAAGTACGCGCCTTGGTAGACACCGATTTCACCGGGCCAGATGAGGTCCGGTGCGGCGTACTTGTGCGCCTCGTGCCAGCCGCCTGCATCCGACTCCTTGCGGAGGTCGAACGAAACATCCGGGTGGACGAGGGCCGCGTAAAGATCGGCCCGACGACCCTGCGCGGCGTTACGCCGCAACTTGGTGACCGCCTTGCGAACGTCGTTAGACGCAAGCGTGTCGGTCGCATCGACGGTGTTCGTCGTGGTCGCGTTGCCCGAGTAGTACACGTTCGTACCACCGGACAGTTCGTCACGCACCAGAGTGTCCAGCGTGTTGCGCATGTTGTACGCAACCTGATCCATCTGGTTCGGGTCGATATCCGAGAACGCCGTCTGGCGCAGGCGGATGGTCGAAATGGTCGCAACACCGTACTCATTCAGAGTGACTTCGGTGCTGGTCGGGTTGCCAAGGGCAACCGCGTCCGGGTCGGTCGTCTCGTTCAGAGGCGTGGTCGCAACGGCGAGGTCCGGGTAGGTGTACAACTTCACACTGGAGCCGGGCATGTTGACCTGTACGGGCCGCGTATCCGCCATGGAGCGGAGCAGCGGCGAGTGGCGCAGATCAGCGCGCACATAGCGATCCACAGCCGCCTGAACAAGCGCCGCCTGAGCAGTAGTTGAGGTATAGGCGTCAGCCATGACCTCTCCTTTCAGTTAGCGTGTTGCTTGGTGGGTGTGGGAAATCACAGACCCTTGAGCGCTTCGCGGACCTGCTCCTTGGTGGCATCGGCGGGAATGCCCGCAAGTGCGGCATCCATTCGATTCACCATCGCGGGTGACGCAGCAGCATGGATGCTGCCGACGCCCCGGTACGCGGCCTCGACCCCCTCGGGAATCTCGTCCGCAGGATCAGGTTCCTGCTCGTTCTCTTGGTTCTGTGGGGTGGCACCGGGCTTTGCGAACACGTCACCGTTCTCGGTGAGCCAGTTCTCCAAGGCTTCCTTGTTGGCAATGTCCACGCCATCCTTGATGGCGAGACGTGCAACAGCAGCCGGGTAACCCTTTGCCGTGAGCGCTTCGGACGCTTCCTTCTGCTTCAACCGACCCTCGGCTTCGGCTGCTTTCTTCTCAGCGGCTTCGACCCTCTTGAGGGCCTTTTCCAACTGTTTCCGCAGTCCGCTACCGGAGTTGCTGTCGTAGTCGTAGTCGTCGTCGTACTCGTAGTCGCTCATGCGACACGCTCCATTTCCAATGTGGTCGCACACCGAGACACCCGCCCGGAGGTAGGCGGGGCTGCTTGTGCTGGGGGGATCGGATACGCCGTCTCACCACCCCCTTAGGGGTGAGGCGGGAGTGGACCGTCAGGGGATCGAACCCTGATCCAGCCGGGGTCCCTCGCGGGGCCTTCCCGACTGTCGAAACCATTTACGGCCCGTATTCAGTTGTCTAGAATTGAAAGATGCGTTGGCTCATCGGCATCGTCGCGGCTCTGTTTGCCGCTGGCCTGCTCGCTGACGCTGGCATTGAGGGCGAGAGCGACCGCCCACCCCCGGCGCACAGTCAGGTGAACCCGGAGGATGGACCGGGCTGCACCAACTTCTACCTGTGCTAAAAAGGTGGATTTGACGGCCTAACTCAGTACGAGCCGCCTGTTTCCCTCTGGGCTACGCCGAAGGTCGTCTGTCCACCAAAAGCGGAGCGCTCGGTGGACGCGAGGCGCTTGCGCTTGGCGCCCGAGCCACCCTCAAAGACTTCGCCAATGGCGTCATCGGACGAGTAGTCAACTCCGTAGATATCGCCCAACTTGTCCGTGTCGCCAAGGAAGTCGTTGATCTGGCCGAATCCCTGAATCGCCTGATCCTCACCGATGCCACGCTCGGCCAGCCTGTCGGCCTGCGCGATTGAGGCACCAGCCCCGGCGCGCTGCGCGGCAGCGCCAATCAGGATGCTGTTTTGTTGCTTCTTGATAAGCGGAGCCGCACGCTCAGGGTCAAGCGTGTGGGCAAGAAAGAGGTCCTTGGAGACGCCGCGGGCAGCAAGTTGGTCAAGGACCGCAGAATCCTCGCGGTGGATAATGTCCGTAGCAATGTTCACCCTGTCCTGTAGTTCGGCCACACTCACACTGTTGCCGATCAGATTTGCGAAGTCGCTCGCCTCGTCATGGAAGCCAATGGGTAGGCCTGCGTTGCGGAGCACCGCCTTGTACTGGTTCTCCTGCGACAGGTACTCGGCCACGCTCAGGACATTCATGCCCTTCTGGCGACGTGTCTCGTTGCCCGCGAAGCGCTGCTTCCACGAAGCCGTGTCCTGTAGGCGGACCTGAATAATGTCCTCGCCCACGTCGTCCTGAACGCCCTGACGGATCACGCCGATAATGTCGTCCGCGTCTGGAAGTCCGTACGACCGGAACAGGTCACGCAGGCGCTCAAATGCGCTCTCTTGTGCCACCTAAGACAACCCTCTCGGTCACATGGCCGCGAGGCCGAAACTTCTGACGATGCTGTGCCCAGCGGCCATCAGGGAATCGTTCGCGTTCTTCGTGTATTGCCAGCGGTCGTCCTGACGCAGCGTCTTCTCAAAGTCGCTCACCGTCATGGGGGACGGCTTGCCGTCCGCGTCCGTGCTGGTAAGCGCCTTCTGGATATGGTTGTCGAAAACGTCAACCTGATTCGGGGGGACCTCAAGGACATTCCCGTACGACTGGCGGTAGTTCTCGGCCAAGTCCTGAATGGACATGCCCGCGTCGATCTGCTCGGCAAAGGCCGTGTAGCGCTGCTTCGACTGCTGCTTGAGCAGCCCGATGACACCCTCGTTGGTGTTGGAGCCGCCGTTGACGGCCTTCAACTGATCGGCAAACCAGTCGTCGGTCGGCTTCACGCCGTAGGACGCGGCGGCGGAGCGCCACGAGTCCAACTGCCCCAGAGCGGACCCGGAGAGGGTGTGCTTCTGGACCCGATCACGCCAGTTGATGCCCGACGCGAACTGATCCCTGATCTGGGCTTCGTTCCAGCCCAGCCGCAGCGCTTGATCGGCCACGCTCCACAGGAAGCCCGAGCCGTCTACCACCGTACCGTTTTGCAGGGAGGGCGGCATGGACGGCAGCACTTCGCCGGTCAGTTCCGAATACTGATCCGCCAACGAGGCCATCACTTGCGAAACCTGCGTGACGTACTGCCCCGGCTCCGAGGTCCGCAGGACCGTGTAGCGGCGCATCGTCTCGGACTGGTTCTTGTACCAGTTCAGGTTGCGAAGTTCGCCAGTGAAGCGCTCGGGCGAGTATTGGTTCTTGACGGCCTTCGCAAAGAGGCCCTTCAACTCCGGGTCGGAGTTCAGCGTGGCGAGTGCCCAGCCATAGTTGGCAGCCATTTCGCTTTCACTGATTTTTGGCTGCTTGACCTTCTTCTTCTTAGCCACCTGACACCCCTCTCATGCTCATCGTTTGCGCGACCTTGATTTCGGCTTTGGCTTTGACCGGGCCTTCGGCTTCGTCGCCTTGGGCTTCGGCTTGGCCGAGGACCGTGGCTTGCTCTTGCCACCACTGAGTCCACCCAGTGCCCGTGATGCGGCCTTGGCTGTCGAGCGCGCGGCGTTGCGCGCGGCCTGACTGTCACTCGCCGGGGTCCGGCGTGCGGTCGTGGTTGTCCGGGTGCGGGGCTTGGAGCCCGCCGTGCCAGTGGAGCCCTTGCTGCTGCGCGGGGAAATGTCACCCATCACGCCACCGAGAATGCGGCGGATGGCGTCTGTCGCCCCGTTCACAACATCGACGCCGACGCGCTCATTTGGCGTCATCTTGTGAGCCGGATTGGCGACTCGCACCCCGTAGGCGCTCCCCTTGGGGAGGGAGTCGAGGTCCGTCACGCGGGCTTGGCCCTCGATCCCGAAGGTGGGCTGCTTGAGGACGAACCCGTTCCCGAGCACGATTCCTACGTTCTGACCGAACTGGCCCCCGTAGGACGCGCCCCAGCCCACGAGGTCGCCGGGGCGGACCTTGTCGATGGGCACACGCTGGCCGCGGGCCAACTGGAAGTCAGACAGGTCCGAGCCAAGGTCGATGCCTGCCTCCGCGTAGGCGCGGCGGATAACGTCCTCGCCGCCAGAGCGCCCGATTGCGTCGGTGACGGTTTTCAGGATGGCGTGGGTCTTGACCGGATCGTCCGAGGCGTATCGCCACTTGGTCTGATCCGGGTCATAGGCCACGTCCGGCGCGGCGAAGAAGCGCGACGCCGCCTGCGCGTCGGCACGGTAAACGCCAGCACGGATGCCCGTTTGGTCATTGCTGACCGGGACCTCGGGCGGATTGGGGTCCTCGGGGCCGCTGTAGAAGTTGCGGAAGTGCTGGTCGCCAGCGTCCTTCGGCCCACCGAACAGGCTGCCCGCGCGATCAACGATGCCCTTGCCGAGTTCGGACCAGCGGTAACCGATGCCATCCTTCGGCTTCTTGAGCCGCGGTGGCTCAGGGCGAGGCTTGCCCGGAGCGCGAGTGGTGGAAGTGGGCGGGGGTGCCAGCGGCCCCGGCGTCGAGGGGTAGGGCGAGTAGCCCTGCTCAATCTGGCCGGGGTCGAGACGAGCGCCCGGATTGAAGTTCCCGCCATCGTCGTCGTCGGAGTCAGACCCGCCGCCCGTCACGATCTGCGCGATGTAGTCGGCCTGCTCGTTCGGGTGCATAAGGTCCCACGCACGCTGCGACAGTCCCGGCGGGCCGAACGGGTCGTATGAGCCGACCCCAATCGGGCCACCGAGGGACCTGCCGGTATCGCCCGTAGCGATTTCCGCGTACGGGACCAGAGGGTTAGTCGCCACTAGAAGTTCGCCCTCAGGCCCGCTTGGCTACCGAGCGCGTCTTGCAGAGCCTTGAAGTAGGTGGTCGCGGCCTGAAAGGCCCCGGCCTCGGGTGACGCGGCCATGTTGTTGCGGGCCTCAAGTTCGTAGTCGCCCTGCCCTGCGCCCTGCTTCGTCTTGGTTTTCTGGCTGCCGCCGCCAGCGCCGTCATCAACCGTGGTTACGGTACTGATGTTCGGATTGCGGGCGGCAATATCATGGGCCTTGGAAACGAATCGCCGGACCTCGCTCTCGGTCGCTGCGCGGCCAAGCATCTGGCGCGCGGCGGTGTCGATGAAGGTCCACGCGGTGCCGTCGCTAATCTCGTCAATCGACTTGACGACGGAGCGCTGTGTTCCGCCCCTGCCGCCTTCCGGGCCGACCGAAAGGTCGTTGGCGATGCCCGCCTGACGATCCCGCTTGGCGATCAGCAACTCGTCCCACGGCGTTGTCGGCTTGCCCTTCTTGCCGCCACGGGTGCCGGTCCAAGACGCCTCGGCCTTCGCAACAGCCTTCTGCCAGACCTTCACGGCCTCGTCGAAACTGTTGATCTGCTGGCCGGTGGCCTCCGAGACGTACTTGAACAACTTGTTGAGTTGCTTCGCGTCTCGCGGGCTGCTCTGGGCGTTGTTGCGCCACCGCATAGGCAGGTTGCTCACAAGGTCGATTGAGTTGCCCTTGGGGGTCTTGCCGTTCTTGTTGTTGTAGTACACGTACCCCGCGTAGGGGTTCGTGCCCGGTGGCACCACGAAGGCCCCGCCACCCGAAGGGGCGTCGGGGTGCATTTCGTCAAACGATCCCGGCTTTCCGGCCATCAGCGAACACCCCCAGTCAATGCGTCCTCGTCGTAGTACGGGTCCTTGCTCACGACGTACCTCATGGCGAAATCTTCAAAGTTGGTATCCGCCGCCTTGAGCGTCATCACGTAATCCGCGAACTGGCGCCGCAGCGGCTCATTGCTCTTGGCGCGAATGTCGCCCGAGTATTGCTTGTGACCACGGGCCTTCATTGCCGCGCGCTGGGCGAGGCGGCGCTGGACAGACTTATGGGCGTCCACGTACAGCGCAAGCAGTTTTATGTCCTGCCGAGCGGGGTCGGACAGGAGCCGCTTGTCCTGCGCGATCTTCTCAAGTTGCGGCAGGAGGCGGTCGAACTCGCGTGCCTTCCTTGTGGGGTCGTTGGAGTTCTTCCAGCCGGGGTACTTGGCCTCGATCTGCTCGCGCCACCACTTCTTCTTGGCGAGCAAGTCGGGGGAGTCCTCGGGGCCGCGGAGTCCGCGTTCTTCGGCGTCGTTCACGAGCATGTTGTAGCCGCGGAAGTATTCCGCGTTGGCCGCTGCCATGTCGGCGCTGTAGATTTCGTCAACCATCGCATCCGTGCCACGGGCGGGCTTGCCCAACTTCTCGCGGATCAGGCGGTAGGTGTTGGCATTGAACTCGCCATCCTCGCCCTTCTCGTGCTTGCCCTCCGGGCCAACAATCAGACCCCACAGTGACGCATCCACGCCGTTAATCAGTTTCTCGTGGCGGTGAATCGCGGCGCCCGTGGCGGTGGTCGAGTTCAGGCCGGTGCGGCTTGCGGAGGGGCTGTAGGTCAGCGCCGAGTAGACGGTGCCGTACTTGTCCAGCCACTTCTCGGCAGCCCAGAACGGATCATCCTGATGGTTCTTCCGCCCCTCGTCAGAGAGGCGATACCACTCGTCAATGATCGCGGCGTGTGCCGAGACGGGCGTGCCTTGGAATGGCGCGGCGAACGCCTCGGCAGCGCGCAAGAACGAAACGAACTTGACCTCGCTCGCGGCCTCGTTGACCATCTTGCGGCGCTCAACCTCGGACGGAATCTTGCCGCCGTTCTCGATCCGGTAGTCCGTGATCTTGTCGTTTAGCCGGACGTGCCAGAGTTTGATAAGTCGCTCGTTGTTGTTCTTCCATGAGTCGTCCATCGCCGCTGCGATGGCTTCGCCGGACTTCCGCAGAACCTCGGGGGCGAAATACTCCCAGACGTGATCCTTGGGGCCGTATGGATTGACGTACTGGCCCGCTGCGTTTGCCGTCTCGCTGCGAGTGCCGAACGACTTCTGGAAGAAGCCCATGCCCAACTGCGCGAACTGGCCGTAGCCGGGGTTTGTGATCGACCCGTTCTGCATCATCAAGATGAAGGATGTTGGGTGAATCTCACGCTTCCAGCCGCCCACGCCAATGGTGACCACATGGTCGGACTGCGGAAACTCCCCGGACTCGACGGGTGTGCCATCCTGACGGTTCACGACATGGCTTGTCGAAAGGCTTGAGTAGCCGACCGTCGCGCGGCGCAGCCACTCCGGGTTGTGTCCGAGCGCCTTGACCCAGAAGCGGATCGAGTCCTGATGGGCCGCGAAGAACGGAGACAGGAAGCGCATCTTGTGGGCGGCGGTGGACCGCTCGCTGTTCTGATAGAAAGTTCGCTTGAACTGGTGAAGCGCCGACCTGCGGGCCGCGCTCTCCACAGCCGTCAGAACCTCGGGCGTGACATTGACGCCCTTCTCAAGCAGCGCGTTGGCCGACTTGCGGAGGTTGTCCTCGTAGTGGATGGCGAACCACGGATGACGGACAAGTTGGTCCGTCGTCATCCGGCTGATCGTCTCAAAGGCCCAGCGGATGCCCTTGTCGCGCAGGCGCGAGTGGGCGCCCATCGTGGCGCTAGACCCCGCCTGATGCACGTACTTGGGGAGGCGTTCATCGCCCACCGGGAACATAGCGCGCAGGTCCTCGCCCGTGGTCGGGTTGTCGAGGACCTTCCGAGCCATTTCCGGGGTCGGGATGTAGTGGTCAATGTCAGCGGTGATCGAGCCAGCCCACTGTTCGGTGGACCACTTGCGGGTCGGCCAATGGGACCTGTACTCGGCACTCTTGGGGGAGCGCAGGAAGTTCAACACCGCCCCGTAGATCGCCTCGCTGTCACCGCCCGCGGCCTTCACTTCCAGTGCAATGCGGCCCAAGAGGTCCGCGCGCTGGTGCCGGTTCAGGTTGTCGGCCCATTCCGCATAGTAGGCGGGGATGGCGCTTTCCACGGTTGCCGTGTCGGGGGCCGGGATGCGGGGGTCGGAGTCGCGCAGGCGCTTGCCAAAGTGCTTCTCCCCGAAGTACGCACCCTCAAGGTCAACGGTGGATGACTTGCCCCCGATAATGTCGTGGTGCGTCAGGCCCTCCGGGGTGGCGAAGGCGCCCTTGGCGGGCGTCTCGATGCCGGGGAGCAGAATGTCTTGCGAACTGGGAAGCGTCTCGCCGCCGAGTTCGGCGTGGCGGGTTGCGATCAGTTCGTTCAGTTCGTCACGGCGGGCCAACTCACCGGCAAGCGCCGGGTCGGTCAGGTCCTCGCCCTTTATGCGGAACTCGATGCCGTCGAGTTCGGCGCGCATTCCAAGCAGCGCCTCGTCATTGGCGAGGACCGCGGGGTCGGCGCCCTTCACCTTGCCGGTCTTCGTCAGGAACTTGCGGTGCTGACGGGCTCGGATCATAACCGCGAAGAAGTCGCGGGTGACACTCGCACGTAGTTCTTCCTCGATGAGGTTGCGCGCCGCGTATGCGGGGAAGCGGGGGAGTAGCATGGTGGCTTTCAGGAAGCCGTTGCCGTGCTCGGCCCAGTGTTTGAGGCCCGATGCGATGTGGTTCTCGATGACCGCCGAAGCAACGCCGCCCTCGCGGTCGCGCGTGATGAGGCGAGAGAGTGCGCCAAGGTCCTGATCGAACTGCAACCACTTCTCAACCCGGTCAAGGTCCTGAATTGGGACCTTGTTCAACGCCTGTGTGGCATAGACCGGG